CGACAAGATATGTCCCAAACCGTTACAGAAGTTTGAGTGGACAGATAGCCTTTACCAGTCATGGCTTAGCAAATTTGGCAGCGAAAAGCAAGCCCGCATGAATAAAGCACTAGAAGGCTTAGTTTCCAGTACTCTGTCTGATTACACAGGCAAGGAAATTTTTGTCAAAGTTGAAGCACTTTTAGTTGAACATAAACCTAACTGGGCCCCCCGCGTCATATTCAAGGGGTCAGACGTCTACAATGCAATTTCTGGGCCCATTTTTAATGAGCTCATGAGGCGTCTTGACCATTGCCTTGAAGGCATGAGTGGCCCATATAGGTTTCACAGTTCTTATCGCAAGACACCTTGCCAGTACGTTCCTTACATTGAGTCCCGTGGGGAAGATGATGAATTCTACGTTGAAGCTGATTTTTCATCAAATGACAAATTTCAATGCAGTGATGTCCAGCTCCTTGAAGTCGCAATGATGCGCATGCTTGGTTGTCCTGAATGGTTTATTCGCCTCCATTTGAAGACGAATTCATTTCAGGTTCGCAATGCCAGGCATGGCATCAAAGCTTCTTTGAAGTTCCAACTTCCGACTGGTGCTACGGACACTACGTTCCGCAACACCTTCTGGAATGCTTGCATCCTGTATTCCGTTTTGATGAAGTTGAAGCCGCGTAGTTGTGATGCACTTCTTCTTGGCGATGACATGCTAGCTCGCTTCGCAGGCCGTTGTTCGTTTGTCGAAAAAACTTACACTTCCATTGCCGCTGAGGCGCAGATGGAAGCCAAAGTCATACGACACAACAACCTGTGGACAGCCACGTTTCTTAGTCGGTTTTTCATACCACATGCCGGTAGCAAGCACCTTACGGTCCCCATTTTGGGTAAGGCTCTCGGCAGGTTTAATATGAGGGCCAATAAAAACCAGGCTGTCAGTGATGACCTTTACATGGCTTGTAAGTCTGTGGGTTACGCTTACGAGTTTAGATATCTTCCTGTTATTAGAGACATTTTTCTTGAACGTTTCAAGCACCACTTTCCGTTGGCCGTTGCACGGAATTTGAAGGGCGATTATGACGTTGAGGTATCATGGAATGCTAGGGCTGCTGGCGTTACACTGCGCAACATAACTCGG